CCCGCCGTATTCCCATGGAATGCCTATCAATTTCTTCATTTTCTAAATATGCTCCGAGGATCCTTGGCGCTTGGAATATACGGGAAATCCGATACGTGATACATTTTTTTAGGAGCGAGATCAGCAAGCGTATAGCCTATCCGTATTTCAAAGGAAATGATATATTCGCTTATTTTTATTTCTCGAATTTTTCCTGCGAATTTCATAACCGCGCCTTCTGGAGTAGCGAGCGTATCACGAGTAGCAGAAAGCAAATGTACCATTACGCCGTTCAATTCATAATATTGCGCCAACGCTGAAAAATCACGAGGCACATTATCAAGCGTGATTGTTACGCTTGATACGGTATTATCTGTAGAAACTTCAACCGGCGTATAGGAAATATTCGCCGCATAGTAAGTTTGCGGGTACCAATCTTCATCGAAAAATTCAACGCTTTTGTGTACCTCCCCATCTGCCGTACGCTCGATGTAATCTGTGAGGTACAGAGATTCTTTTGTTCCATCTGTTAAGTGAGGAATATTGAGTATCCGCAATAAAATGATGGGAGCTACCGCTTCTTTTACGGCGGCCCCCATATAGGCTTCGTTTGCCCTAGGCATTACAGCACCTCCCGTAAAATAATTTCTACGGTAGCGTGTTGCAATCCGTAATGCGCTGATTGTACCGAGTCATCTTTAAACCGCACCGTTACAGGCGTTTCTTCTCCTGGCGGTACCCAAAGAAATGTTTCTACAGGCCCCTTTCGTGCGTTATAAAAGGCGGCAACCTGTGATATTTTTTCCTTGCCAGCGAAACCTAAAACCCACTCGCGCGGCATGGGCCCTTTGTCCCGGCGTTGTTCTATGCCCGATTCGAAATTAGAAATGAGCACCCGTCGCCCTATGGTTGCCTGCCATTGGTATACAGGAACTATATTAAAAGTTTCCACTTAAACCGCCCCCTGTAGGGCGCGCCGTACCTGCCCGTTTGAGAGGATATCTTTTATAACAATTGCGTTTACAGTTGCCTTGTTTTGCGCGAGAGCCTGCGAGAAGGATTGCGCATCAATGGCATTTATGTTTATTGTGATATTTGTGCCAACCGGCCCGGCTTCCTTAGGTAAAACTGTTTCACCCTTCTGCAGAATGGTAAGCTGTTCGTCGGAGCCCACGATCCCACCAGAGTGCATTTTAGGAATAGGCCGGAAAAAGGAATGATCCACGCCAACCACGCCGCCGGCATGCATACCAAACAACCCACCCAACCAACCGCCGATAGTTTTCTGAATCACCGCCGAGGCTATCATTTTTCCGATATCCCGCAACGCGTCGCCCAAACTTCGCATATTTACAATTGCGTCAGCGATTCCCGATGAAAAGCGATCTAGCCAGAGTGAGGAAGTGAAATCAAGCGTTTCAACGGCGTTTTTATTCGCAATGATATTTTCTTGCGCCTTCTTCCACGCCGCAGACATGCTTTCGTAATATTTAGCTTGCCCGCCCCAGTAATCTTCGTTGAACCCCTTTTGAGAGGCTAATTCTTTTTCAAGCCATTCGGATGGAGCAGAAGAAGAAGGAACATAGCGCGCGTTGAGAGTGTTCAGCGATTCCTGATATATATTCCTAGCTTTTTTCGCCGCTTTTTGCGTGCCTATTTCAAGATCACGCCATACCTCTTCGGCTTTTGCTATGATGTCGTTTGCGATGTTTCCTGTTGTTTTTTCTGCTGTATCTTTTGCAGAACTAGAAACGCTATAAATTTTCCTTTGAAGGCGTGCTTCTTGATTTTTTAACGCAAGTGTTCCACGTGCAACAGCGTAATCTTTTTCATCAGGAATAGGGTTCCCCGAATACGTGCCGTACATTTGCCAATCGTTCCCGGCGATAGCGCGCCCATATGCGCTCGCTTTTGCCTCTGCTTCGATAAATGCTTCGCCCTGCGTTTGAACTGTTTTTGTTAATTTATCCGCTTCTTTTTGAAGCTTTATCATTACCGCCGTGAGTGTGGCAATAATAGCAATTGGGCCAGTATATGCATTTGTAAAAGTACTAAAAAGAACCCCGCCTAAATTTCTAAACGCTTTTATCAAACTCGAAGTGACAAGTAGCGCCGGCCCTGCCGCCGCGGCGTAAGCCGCCCATTTTACTGTATTTTTTTGGGCCTCAAGAGAAAGATTGCCAAAAGATTCTGCTAAAACAGCAACTTTTTCAGAGGCAAAAACGAGGTGAGGAACCACTTTATCACCTATGGCAATTGCGACATCGGTCAGCCGGTTTCGCATTATTTTTAGCCGTGATTCTGCGGTTGCATATCTTTGCCCTGCCTCTTTCGCAAGCGCCGTATTTTCAGCCCACGCCTTTGTACCAATATCAAGCGAGCGTGAAAAAACATCACTTGCGCCAGCCGCACGGAGAAGAGCGTCACGCAACCGAACCTCTTTTATTCCCATATCATCAAGAATTTTGATTGCCGTCGTGCCACGTTTTTCGGCCGCCGACAAACCCTCGATGAATTTTATGATTGCGCCCGCCGCGTCTTCCTGGAAAGCCGTTTTGAACTGGCTTGCAGACATATTCGCTACGGAGGCGTATTCTTTGAGTTTCGCGCTGTTTGTTTGAACGGCTAACTGCATATCAATCATGAGCTTTGAGAATGCCGCACCGCCTGCTTGCGCTTCAATCCCAACCGAGGCTAACGCGCCGGCAAATGCCAGCATTTCAGCCTCGGAAAGCCCGATTTGTTTTCCAGCACCTGCGAGCCGTTGACCCATCGCTACTATATCCGCTTCAGTTGTGGCTAAACTATTTCCCAGCGCAACAATGGAGCTCCCGAGCCTATCAAAATTCTTTTGGCTCATTTGTGTAATATTCGCAAATTGCGCCAAGCTCGACGCAGCTGCGTCTGTAGAAAGGTTCGAAGCTTCGCTTAAATCGATTATCACTCGAGAAAAGCTTAAAAGATTTTCGGAAGCAATGCCAAGCTGTCCGGCGGAAGCCGCCACATCAGCTATTGCGGCGGCGCTAGCCGGGATTTGCTTTGACATATCGCGAATCCCTTTTTCCAGCTTCTTAAATTCTGCTTCTGTAGCATTTACAGTTTTCCGAACGCCTGTGAAAGTTGACTCAAATTTTATGCTCGCCTTTACCGAAGCCCCGCCAATAGCAAGGATAGGGGCAGTTATGTGTTTTGAAAGATCTTGCCCGAGCCTTTTCGCTTTTATTTCCAACTTTTTCATTTTGTAATCTATCCGCTTCCAGCCGCGCTCTAGCTCGGAAAGATCCGCGCCGAAAACGTAATTTAGTACCTTTTTAGCCATTAGCCCGCCCCCTTCCTTGCCTTAGCTTTTTTAATACACCGTTGCAAATATTCTTCTTTGGATAAAATTTCGCCATTTACCCAATGCCCGATCAAATCTGATATTGAAGGAACCTTTTTTACCCATGCTGACATAAGCCATCTCGCCATTTGCGCGCGATCCTGGCTTGCTAAAAATTCTTTGTATTTGTGTGCCGCTATCAAATCTTGAATTTCGCCGTAGGATATGTGCCACAAATCTTCGTGTGTGAATCCGAGAGGGCCGAGCGCGGTTAAAATTAGTTGCTTAAATTGTTTTGCCCAGCCCTCTTGTGTTAGTTTTTTTCCGGTTCCTCTTCTTCTTCCTCCGCAAAGCTAATTCCGTATACACTTTGGCAAGAATCCACAAAAGCAGACATCACAATTTCAACAAGCTCGGTATAAGGCGTTTCGCACCTATCCATCCAGTCACCCACAACTTCAGGTGTAATTTTTCGGGCCGAATGGAGCAAGCCAGCCCATAAAACGATACGAACCGTCATAATGTCAAGCACGTCGAATCCGGCAGATAGAATTTCAACTGGCGTTTTATGAAGCTCCTGCGTTATAGCGGCAAGAGCGTTAACGCCATATTTCAACTCACGCTCTGTGCCGCCAATTTTTACGCTATAGGTTTTTAGGCTCATCTAATCACCGGCCTATACGCCTGGCTGTGTAATTTGTTTTAGTTCGCCCGTTCCCTGAACAGACATTGAGAGCCCCACTGCGTCTTCTGTTGCGCCCGTAATATCCCAGCTTGTTATAACGCCATCGCCTGAAAATTCAGGCTTGTTTGCGCCGGATCCCTGCGGACGAATTACGATTGATACCGCGTCACCTGAAATAGCTTTTGCGGCTAGGTCTTCTTGCTCTGTGTCAGCGGGGTCGTACCAAAGTTCCAGATTACATGTCCATTGGCTTTGTCCGACCAAATATTCTTTCCACACTGTAGAAAGTTGTGATACATCTATGGTGTTTCTTGAAGTGCTAATGCTGAAACTCCGCACCTCGCCAAGTTTTGTCGGCGTTGCGCCGGTGAGCACTTCAGCTAGTTTTGAGGCTGTTTTTGCCATGTTATACCCTCCTTATGTATCCCCGAATAGTAAAAATGCCGTGGTACCAGCCGGATGGATCTTGTAGAACGATCAAATTTTCCGTTCGCAAATCCGCTGGTAGC